GGCGTGAGAAATCTTTTTTTCGCCACGGCTTAGACCAACTCAGACATCTGCTCAAAAACCTAGCTTTCAGAGCTGACGACCTTTTTTTCTGTATTCAGCTTTTGTCCCGTACTTAGGGGGCGGATACACAAAAAGCTCCTTCCTAAGCAATAGCAAAGCCCCCTGGTGGGATGGCGAGTTGACTAGACCACGACATCGACACAAACACAGGGGGCGTAAGCATTATACGCTCTTATGAGAGAAATATGTGAGGGTTTGATGGGGAAAGTGTAAGCCATCAATCCTTTGTGTCGAGCTATAAAGCTGCCCGTGGTCTAGTCAAGGTTGAATTTAACACACCGTTATAAAGCTGTCAATACTAAAACTCTTCACCGTCTGCGGGCGGTGTTTTTGTTTGGAGGGAGTTGTAAGCCGTGGCTAACGTTACCGTCATAGTGAAATGGATGTACCTCGAAACAACAATAAGCGGCGACTCTGTGCAGGATGTCGCCGCCGAAGTTGTTGATGCTATGCGCTTAGGTCAGGAGCTTTATCAGAGCATAGACGCAGAAAAAGACCCTTTACCCAAGCTCACCGATTTGGTTGCGAAGTATCGGAAACCTTCTCAACCATAGCGTCGTAATACCCAAAAAGCGTTTTTATCCTTTCAGGGGTATTGCCGTCGTACTTACTACCTAAAAGCTGAATAGCAAGACTCATAATCTGAATCTTTTCAGCGTTACTGAGTTGCGCCATAACATCACCTCCCTTCAAACAACAATCTATCAATTCTGCCGTCCTAAACGGGCGGCTTTCCTTTTGGAGGTAGCCATGAAACCAGAAAAACCCATCACCCCCGTTCCTGAAGACTTTGACGACTTCGAGGATGAAGACTTGGGGGAATCTGAAGCAGCAGAAACCCCTGCTGATGCCTGCCACATTGGGCAACCCGACTGTGAGTCATGTCAGTGACGCCACCAACCAAACTCAACACAGAACTCGTGAAACTCGTGCAGCACGGACTGATGGCGCGTGGCTATCCGCTGCGTGACTATGGCGGGGCAGATGGCATCTGGGGACCTGCTACCCAAGCCGCCTATGAATCGTGGGCGGGCTTGCAACGTGCTGAGTTTCCAGAAGACACCACCCCTGCCCTGACCGCGTTCTATGGCGAAATTGACTTCGAGGGTGGCCGTGCACCGCAACAAGTCCACATCACCCCGCCGTACCCGATGTTTATTGCGTGGGGTAATGGTGCGCCGCTGACGCGGATGCGCTGTCACAAACTGGTTGCACCGTCACTGCTGGCGATTCTGCGGGACATTGCCCTGCACTACAGCCCTGAGGACATCAAACGGCACGGACTTGACCAGTTTGGAGGGACTACCAACGTGCGTTTTATGCGGGGTGGCAAGGAAGTCTCACGGCATTCGTGGGGCATTGCGATTGACCTTGATCCCGTGCGCAATGGTCTGTGGACACCCACCAACGAGGCGTACATCCCGAATATGTGCCCTGAGGTCATTGACATCTTTGAGCGGCATGGCTGGAAAAGCCTCGGCGCACGTATTGACCGCGATTGGATGCACTTTCAGGCAACGCAGTAGGGAGGGGACATGAAAAAAAACGATAAGTCAAGAAACATCGTCATCATTTTGACGGTGGTGCTCATTGTGTTGGTGTGGGTGATTTTGTGAAACGGGCGGCGTTTTTGTTGGCGACGTTGGCGCTGGTTAGTTGTGTCCCTGCGCCTATTTATCGCCCTACACCCTGCAAGCAGGACTACGACGCTCGTATTCATGAGGGTGTGCCCGCGAGCGTCGCTTACGAACTTTACATCGACTGCCTTGTGGCACTCGTAGAGGAGGAGTAAATGGGAACATTGCGATTTGTAATGAAACACTTGGCAACCATCATCGCTGTCATCGAGTTAATTGAAGCGTTTGCGGATGAGTCGGTGAAGGGCGAAAACAAGAAGGCTTTGGCGATGGACATTCTGGTAAAAACCTTCGCCAAAATGGGCATTACGCTCAACGGCAAAATCATCCGAGGTGTCAGCGAGATTATCGATACCGCTGTTGAACTCTTCAACATTTTCGGTTGGAAACAGATGGTGCATCGCACCCTAGGCGGCTTGTTTGACGAAAGCGAGTTTGGCGAGGCGCTCAAGCAGTTAGAGCGGGTGGCTGACGGTGCCTAAAGATGTGATGGGAAAGGCGGGTACGCGGGTAGTTCACCCGGGCGGATATGTGCTTTGGAATCACGACACGTACGCCCTCGAGAACGACCTACTGAGCAGCTTCCAAGGTGACAGGGTGCTCGTCGTGGAAACCGAAACGGGCATCGGCATTGCCTTTGAGAGCCTTAAAGACAGCGACCTGATGCCCGCCGTTCGCGTGACCGTCAACGCCAAAGTTAAACCTGTTGACTAGTGACAGATTTAGAGCGCGACATTTTGCGGGGCATCATCGAGTTGCAAGAAACGCTAGACGCCAGCCTCGGAGACCAAAACAACAGCGAGTTGTTGGAACTCAAAGGCAAGGTTCAGGCGCTTGATCTGCTGGCTCGCATCGAGGCGGATAAACAAAAAGACAGCGACTGGCGGCAGAAACTCAAGGCGCTCGAGCCACTGCTTATCTTTTTGACCGTTGCCGCCCTGCTGGTTATTAACCTGTTTGGAATCACCTTAGACCCGACACAGGTGCTGCCCTAAGGAGGGAATATGTCCATATTCAAGCGCGGCTCACCGAGTCGGGCAAAAATGCTACGCGGTTACATCATGAGGTTTTTGTATTTAGCCGAGCAAAGTGACCCCATCAACCCAGACGACCCCACGCTACTCAACTATCAGGTGATTGTGACGACGCTCGAGCAGCAGGCCGTGCGCCCGCCTGATGACGAACTCAACGCCCTATTGCGCTATCTCGAAAGCAAGGGGTACGTGCAGGTGCAGTGGCTTAACGACGGCACGGGCGGCTGGAGTGCAGTGCGTATCCTCTCGCTTGGAACTGACCTTGTTGAAGGCAGCATTGAAGACGCGGGCGTGAAGTTCAGTAAACGGCGCTAAGCATGCCACCGGAGGACAAGGAGCAATACGATCGCCGCCGTACTGACAGGCGCATGGATGCTTTTGAAGACACCCTGAAGACGTTTGGACTGTCGATGCGGTTTCGTTTTGAGCTGCTCGATGAGTCTTTGAGTGAATTGCAGCGGACGATTTCTAGTATTTCTCGCTCGAGGCACGTGCCGCTGCGCTCACTGTTTTGGATATCGCTCATCATGTTGGTGGGCGATATTTTCATCATCTGGGTGCTGTTTTGGCTGTTGGAGAAGGGGCAATCATGACTATCAACACTGCCGACTACGCTGCTTTCAAGCTCCACAGTCGCCGCTGCACCGTCTGCCGCCACCCTGAACGCGACAACATCGACCTCATGCTCGTGGGCGAAGAGCGCAGCCTAGAAAACGACGAGCGCATGACCTACGACGAGATTATTTCGTTTGCCAATGCCTCAGGTCCCACCATCAGCAGGGCGGCCCTGGGGCGTCACTACAACAACCACGTCAAACCCAGTTGGCAAACCTACCTCGAAACCCAACGCCAGATGGACGCCATTGCCGAGGCAACAGGCCGAAAACTGACCTTGCCGAGCGTGTTTACGAACATCCTCATCAGCAAGGGACTCAAGATGCTTGACCGCTTGGATGATGACGACCTCGCGGAGTTAAACCCTGTGCAGGTGCTGCGGCTGATGAATGACGCCGCCCGCAATGCGCTGCACCTAGAGCGGGCAGAAGCGCTCCTTACCAAGCAAACCGTACAAGAAATTGACGAAAAACTGACCAGCAAACTGAACGAAAAAGGCATTAGCCCCGAAATTCTTGCCACCATTCGTGAGCAAGTGTATGGACTTATCCCACAGGAGGACGCATGAGCACGAGCAAACGCATTAGCAAAGCCGACTTGGTTGATTCGATTTCTGCTGAAGTTGGCATCACCAAAGCCCACACCAAGAGCGTCATTGACAGCTTTTTGGGGGAAATCCAGAGTGCCGTGTCCCAAGGTGACAGTGTGGCGTTGACGGGGTTTGGGACATTTGAGCTACGCCGCCGCAAAGAGCGCAGCGGGGTCAAACCTGGCACGACTGAGCGCATCAAAATTCCAGCGAGTGACTACCCTGCCTTCAAAGCCGGCAAAGCCTTCAAGGAAGCCTGCGAGAAAACGCCGTACTGATGTCTGAGGGCGGGATTTTACTGCCCTATCAGCGGCGGTACATTCAGGACACGTCTCGCTTCAAGATTGGCATGTGGTCACGTCAAACGGGTAAGAGTTTCACGACAACGCTCGAGTCTGGCTTGGATGTAGTCGAAGCCCAAAGCAACTGGGTATTTCTCTCGGCGGGTGAACGGCAAGCGTTAGAACTGGCTGAAAAGGTCAAAGTGCACCTTGACGCCATTCACTACGCCGCCAACCAGATCGAAGAGGATACCGACACGTTTCGCCATGGGGACGGCACGACTTTCACACAGCTCAAAATTCAACTTCACAACGGTAGCCGTTTGATTTTTCTACCTGCGAACCCGCGTACAGCACGTGGTTATACCTCGAATGTTGTGCTTGACGAATTCGCCTTCCACGACGACTCGCGGGCAATATGGGCGGCGTTGTTCCCGTCGATTACTCGCCGTAGTGACTTGAAAATCCGCGTGGTGAGCACGCCCAACGGCAAGAGCAATAAGTTTTATGAGCTTTGGCAGACGGATGTGTGGAATAAGCACCGCGTTGACATTTACGACGCTGTACGAGATGGGTTGGAGGTTGACCCTGAAGAGTTGCGCTTGGGTTTAAACGACCCTGAGGCGTGGCAGCAAGAGTATCTCCTGGAATTTTTGGAGGAGAACACCGCCTACCTGACGTACGAAATGCTCATCTCAGCAGAAGACGACGCGGCAGCGATTGACAGCCAGTTGTTTGCCGATCGCCAGTATTACATCGGCTTTGACGTAGGACGTCACCGCGATTTGAGCGTGATATGGGTACTGGAAAAGGTTGGTGATGTCTATTGGACGGCCAAGGTCATCCGCATGAAGGGTGTGAAGTTCGCCGATCAGCGTGATGTGCTCTATGGCCTCATGCCCCTTGCTGAGCGTTGTTGTATTGATGCTACCGGCCTCGGTGAGCAACTTGCTGAAGAAGCATTCGCCGACTGGGGTTACAAGGTTGAGGGCGTGAAATTCACCAACAACGTCAAAGGCAACCTCGCTCTGACGCTGCGACGCGCCTACGAAGACCGCACTATTCGTACCCCCCGCAACCAGCACGACATCCGCGAGAGCTTACACAGCGTTCGCAGAATCGTCACCCCTGCCGGCAATGTTCGCTTTGACGCTGAGCGCGACAGTCGCGGGCACGCTGATGAGTTTTGGGCACTAGCACTAGCGTTGCATGCTGCTAGCAGCGACACCCCACAACCCTTTGAAAGTCACACCGCACCCCGCAGGGTGGATAGGAGGGCAGCACTTTGAAGACGTCACTCAAAAATGCCTATGACCAGCCTGCTATACGTTTTCATCAGTCGTGGACACCCGCGCTGGTGAGTTCTGCCCTGACGATGTTGATGTCTGGCAAGTTGCAACAAGCTAGCCTGCTGGCTGATGCCCTGTTGGGCGACGACCGCGTACAACCCACACTCTCCAATCGCGTGAACGGCGTACTGGGGCTAAACATGTCCTTTGAGCCAGCCGATGACGCCGCTCGCAGTAAACGCATTGCTGAGGCACTAGAAGAGGATTTCTGGGATATGTTCCCTGAAAAAGCCTTGGCTGAGTTGCACCGGTATGGTCTGTTGGTTGGGGTGTGCGTGGGTGAGTTGGTGTGGTTTCAGCGGCGGGGGCGGGTGCTACCCAAGCTGAAAATCTGGCACCCGAGTCGGCTCGAGTACGACGCTGAGCTGAATGTCTGGTACTTACACACCAAGTTTGAACGCATCACCATCACGCCGGGCGATGGCAAGTGGCTGCTTTACACGCCCTACAACGATGCTCGCCCGTGGGCAAGTGGGCTGGTTCGTGGCTTGGCGCTGCCGTGGTTGGCGAAGCATTTTGCTGTTAAAGACTGGCAAGGTTATAGCGAGGTGCACGGCAGCCCTACCAAGGTGGGGCACACACCTGCTGGTGCCAAAACTGAGGACAAGGAAAAGTTTCTCGAGCAACTGTTCAGCCTCGGTAGTAACGCCGCTATCGCCGTCCCTGATGGCTACTCGTTTGAACTCGTCGAAGCATCCGCCCAAACCAGTGACGGCTTCGATCGGCTTATTTCTTGGGCAAATACCGCCATCGCCGTGAGCGCGTTGGGGCAAAACCTCACCACAGAAGTGGGTGGCGGGTCGCTCGCAGCGGCGCGGGTGCATGAGTCGGTACGGGCTGACTTGCTCGAAAGCGATACCGAATCACTGGCCACCATCCTGCACGAGCAAGCCTTGCGGCATTGGACAGAATTCAATTTTGGCAATGCCGAGTGGACACCGTGGGCGCTCTGGGACAGTGACCCACCTGCTGATGACAAAGCCATCGCAGAAACCGTCAACACTGCTGCTGACGCCCTAACTAAACTTGCCAACTTGTCACGCAACGGCGTGCCTGTTGACTTGCGAGAGGTGGCAGAACGCCTCAACATCCCGCTACTGGCTGAGGATGAGATACCACCACCACCTGAGTCTGAGCCGCCAACACCTGAAGAAGACCCAGAAGAAGAACCTGAACAGCCTGAAGAACCTGAAACCGCCAGTCTGAACCGGCAGCGAGTGCGCTTGGCAAGTGGTGACAGCGCTGATAGTGCCCAAGGATTCATTGAAGGGCAGATGTACGTTGACAACGTTGCCGACGCCGCTGCCGCTGAGGGTGCGCCTGTCTTTGGTGAGTTCACTGAAAGGGTGCGTGAAATCATTGATTTAGCTCAGGACTACGACGAAATGCGCACCGCGTTAGCTGATTTGTATGCCGAGTCTGACCCGTCAGCGTTTGCGGATGTTTTCCGGCGGGCGCTGTTGATGTCACATTTTGCGGGGCGCTATGCCGTCATTGAGGACACCCAGTAATGGCGTGGGATGCACCGTTTAATCCAGTTGACTTTGAAGAGGCTATCGCGTGGTTTCGGGAGAAAGTGCCGATGACACGTGAAGAAGCCGCTGCACTTGAATCGCAGGTGCGTGCTCGAGCGTTCTGGATAAGTCACATCTCTGAGGCTGACCTCATCAACGACATCATGCTGGCAATTGACAAGGCACTAGCTGAAGGCACGACGCTGGCTGAATTCCAAAACGATGTTGCGGGCGAACTGATGGCGCGATGGTTAGACGATGAGCGGGTGACTGACCCTGTTTACCGCATGGAAACCATCTTTCGCACGAACATTCAGAGCGCCTACGCCGCAGGCCGCTACCAACAACAAACCAACCCCGCAGTGCTGCGGGCACGTCCGTTTTGGCTGTATGACGCATTGATTGATGGGCGAACGAGTACGGTCTGCCGCAACCTCAACGGAACACTGTTGCCTGCGGATGATGCCTGGTGGGATAGTCGCTATCCGCCAAACCATTTCAACTGCCGCAGCGGGGTGCGCTCGCTGACTGAGGCTGAAGCCAACGCCAGGGGTATCACCGAAAACCCCACCACCCAGACACCTGATGCAGGCTGGCGTGAGCGCCCAACATTTGCCCCGCCTGCAACCAAGGAATACCACCCAAGCATTGCAGAGAGTGTGCAGGACAAAATTGAATCCACAGAATCTGAAAGCTGAGATTGACGCCAAGAAGTTTTTGCTTGGTGAGTTTGAAACCAGTACGCCAGCCAACCGTGCTTTTTGGAAGGCTTGGGATATGGCTGAGAGTATTGCTAAGCGGCAAAACGACATCAAGCGTCCAACGTGCCGAGCGGATGTTGTTAATCTGCTGAAACAGAACATTGAGTGGCTCGAGCAAAAACTCGCCAACCACCCCACGCACTGAGAGCCGTTTTAAGCCCCCTCAAAATTTTCCCAAGGGTTCTTATACCTAACAAGTCTGTAAAAACAGATTTAACCTAGCTAGCGGCTTAGCTGGCAGGTTTTAGGAGGTTGATATGAAAGCCGTTTTGGCTACTGCTGAAACCCTCAGTCGGGATTCACCCGAAAACGTCACCGTTCCAACCGAGTTCAGGCTGTTCCCTATGGGGGAATTCAAGGCTCGTTGGATGGGCTTCAATGAGCACACGGGCATTTTTGACGACATCGCCGCCGCCCAAGTCATGGCGAATTATGCCAGTCGCGGCCACGACCTCAACATCGACTACAACCACAGCGTTATGAACCCTTGGGCAAGCCCAGACGATGCCAGGGCGGCAGGATGGTTTGAGCTGGAAGTGCGCAGTGATGGCCTGTGGGCTGTGAACATGCGCTGGACGCCTGATGCTCAGAGGTACATCCAAAACCGCGAATACAGGTACATCTCACCCGTGTGGGATGAAGACGAAAACAACAGGGTGTTAGAGGTTTACAACATCGCCCTGTGCACCGTTCCCGCGATGCTTGGCTACGAACCCCTTGTGGCTAGCCAGCACGCCAAAGGAGGCAACATGAAAGCGTTACTTGCCGCGCTCGGTATGAGCGAAACGCAAAACGAAAATGATGCAGTTGCGAGGATTTCTGCCCTCAGCCAACTCGAAACCGACATCCTCGCCGCAACGGGGGCAGCCAACGTAGAGCAAGCCCAAGGCACGCTCACCGCGTGGCGACAAGCCCACACGCAGCTAGCCAGCGTGACCGCACAACTGGAAAACGCCCAAGCGCAACTCGTGGCTCAAGAGCGTGGCACACTCATCGCTAGCGCCCTAGACGAGGGAAAACTTACGCCAGCCCTGAAGCCGTGGGCAGAAAAAGCACCCTTGGAAACCCTGAAAAGCTTCCTCGCTGCTGCGCCCAAGTTCATCCCAGAAGAAACCAAAGCCCCCAACACCTCAGCAGCCACCCACAAGTCGTGGGCGGACATGACACCGCAAGAGCGTCACAACCTGTACGTCAGCGATATCGACACCTACCGTGCGCTCAAAGCATCCGCAACGAAAGGCGGTAACTAAGCATGGCCACGACCACTCGCAGCGATTTGATTATCCCGGAGATTTTGGCAGACGCCGTTGCCGGGGCATGGGCAGAGCGCGTTGCCCTTTTTGGTACAGGTGCGGCGGTTGAAAGTTCTACCCTGCCTAGTAATCGCGGGGGCGATACCGTCACCGTGCCGTACTTTGGCAGTATTGGCGAATTTGAGGATGTTGCTGAAGGCGCTGCCCTCACACCTACCACCCTCGCCCAAAGCAGCGAACAAGCCACCGTGGTGCGGGCTGGCAAGGCTGTCAGCATGACCACGTGGGCGCAGATGGCAGCCATGTACGCTGACCCCTACCAAGAAGCCGCCCGTCAGATTGCTGAAGGCGCACGCCGCAAATTCGACACGGCGCTGGTAACTGCTGCGGGCGCTGCACCACTTGCGTCCCCTGTTGGCCGCCCTGGCGATGGCGCGATACGCTACGAGCCACTGGACAGCACCAACAACGTCCCCATCAGCTATGACGTGTTGGTGGATGCCCTTGGGCAATGGGGCGATGAATCGCAGGATGTTGTGGCGATGGTTGTCCACAGTAAAATCCGCGATGACCTGCTCAAAATCAAAGACAACGACGGTCAGCCCCTATTCACTGACCCGATGAGCGAGGGTGACTTACCCCGCGTTCTGGGCAAACCTGTCATCGTCTCTGACCGCACTCCCACGCTCGATACGCCCGACCGCTACATCACCATGCTCATCAAGCGTGGGGCGTTGGCGCTGTGGTACAACAGCACGCCGCTCATCGAAACCGACCGCGACATCCTCAGCGATGAAGACGTGATGGCCACCAACATCTACTACGTTGCGCATCGTTATGGTCGTTTGCCCTCCAGCACCAAACCCGGCATTGTGCAACTGGTAACGACCTAATGGGTATAGGGATGTTCAGGCGGCGACAGCGTGAACGCGAAGCTGCCAGCCAGCCAGTGCTACTACCCAAGACATTCCCGGCAGTGGCACTGCTCAATGATGCGGGAATCGCCACTTACGAGGATTTGAGCAATGTCACCGCTGACGACCTTGTAAAAATCAAGGGCATTGGCAAGCGTACTGCTGATGAGATTTTGAGTGCCGTCGATGTATTTAACAGCAGCTCAACTCGATAGCGGGCATCTCCCGCCAGACGCCCAAACCGCCGCGACTACCGCAGAAAAAGAGCAGGCCATTAGTGCAGCATCTGCTGAGGCTGATAGTTACCTGCGGGCTGCTGGCTACACGCTACCCCTCAACACCTGGGGCGATGATTTACGCAGCAATGTGGGTTGGTTGGCAGCATTTCGACTCATTTCTAAACTCAACCTACTACCTGAACCCGCCGATAAATCTGCCCCCTATGTGAATTACAAAGCCGCCAAGGGGTGGTTTGAGGCATTGGCGGTTGGGCGGGTGAGCTTGGAAGTTGACCCTGCACCGAGTGCCGATGACACAGGTAGTGCGCCGAGTGTTATGAGCAACGCGAAACGGGGATGGTGAGATGCCTGTCGGTGTAAGCATCGACCTCCGCGACATCGGCGGTGTCGGTAACAAGCTCCGCAAACTTGCCCAAACCAACCCTGCTGACGCACTGCCTGTTATCGGCGAGAGCATGGTCAGTAAGGTGCAAGAAACTTTCGAGACCGCTACCGACCCTTACGGCACACCTTGGAAACCCTTATCCCCCATGACACTAAGTTTTCGTGGGGCAGGCGCACGCACCTTGCAAGACAACCGCATATTGCGCAATTCGATCAACTACCAAGTCAGAGACAACAAGGCTGTGGCAATAGGCACTAAGACTCTGTACGCCCGCGTGCATCAGTTTGGCAACCCACAACACCGCGTGTTTGGTGGTCCCGTGTCGCCGCTGCCGGCTCGCCCATTTTTGCCGTGGCGTTCGCCCAACAGTGCCCCAGAATTGCCCAAGGGGTGGATAGTTGAGGCTGTGAACGCATTGGAAGCCCTCTATGAACCCACTTAACGACATTGCTAGCGCCCTACTTACTCACGCTACCAACCTCCCTGAAATCACTGCGGGGCGCACGGGTGAGGGTGGGAATATCCCTCAAGCCCCCTATGTTGAGGTTGGTGATGGCCGTGGGCAAGTCTCGGGGTTGGCTGCGGGCGCGGGTATGGATCGCATCACGGCTGAGTTTTTCGTGATTGTCTACGAGCGGTTTAATGGCTCGAATCCTGCGCCCCAAAAAGAACTCTTACGCGGGGTCATGTGGGATTACTACAACGCCATTCGGGCTGATTACACCCTCGGTGACTTGTGCGAAGAAGCTAGGCTCGTTGGTTTTGACGCGGACATCACCAAACGAAACAACATCGATTACTGGTATCTCGCTATGACAGTCGAGGTACGTCTGGAGGTAGCCCTGTGAAGACGGTGAAATACACGCCCATGCCTGGCGTCATGGTGCCAGGTTGGAAAACTGACGAAACGCGGGAGATAACCAACGATCGGGCTGCTGAGTTGCTCAGAACTGGGCAATTCACCGACGTTACTCCTAAGCCATCTAAACCAAAAGACAAACCCAAGGAGGTTAACGAATGAGCACGGGTGCAACAGGCCATATTGGCATCGGCAAAGAAGACACCTGGGGGACAGGTGTCGCGCCTACAGCATGGTTGCCTGCCACTGAGGACATCGCGGCGGATTTTCCCGAAATCGAAATCGACGTCCCTTATGGTGGGCGAAACGCCCCCCGATCGGAACGCGGACGCCCTTCGTACAGCGGTAGCGTTTCCGGTATTTTGGCTAAACCTAGCTTGCTAGGTCACATCTTCCAGGCGGCGTTGGGGGTGCCTACCACTACCGGGACTGACCCGTATGTGCACACGTTTGTGCCGCGTCCTGCGAACAAGTCTGCTGATGTCGCCCTAGAGCCGTACTCAATTCAGGTAACGCCCGGCTTGGATGACCACACTGTGCGCTATCGCGGTGGGCAGCTTAACGAGTTCACCATCAACTCCCCTGTGGATGGCCAAGTGACGCTCGACACCAGTTGGATGTTTAAGGGATGGGATCCGACGGGCACATCGGCGGCAACGCCTGTTTTGGAGACGAACCGCACTTTCATGTTCCGGCACGCAGCACACCAAAAAGGTGGCACGCCTGCGGCGTTTGGGGATATTCGCACGCTGACGATTTCGTACACGAATAATCTCGAGCCAGACATGACCCAAGACGGCACCGAGGACATGCGCTCGATTCACCTAGGCACATCACGCCTCACCGTGGATATGACGATTGTCCCTACCAACACCGCCCTGATGACAGAATTTCTTGCCGAGACAGACGACGCGTGGATTTTCCGTTGGGAACAAAACGCCGACACCTACTTCCAAATCTCGATCCCCAACCTCAGCCTCAAAAACCCACCCCGCCCCCCACTGAGCGGACGCGGACTACTGGAAATTTCCGTTACGGCAGCCGCTGAAGACGCAGGTAGCGGGCTGTTTGAAGTCGAACTCGGCAACGCCACCGCAACTTACTAAACCGCAACACACTAAGGAGAAATATGGGCAGCACAGCACGCAAACTCAAACGACTCGCAGAACAACGCCGCACCTTCAAATTAGAAGCTGACGACGCCCCCACGCTCATTGGTCGCATTCGGGCGGTCAAGCTTGGGCAGATGCTGACAGCTACGGGTGCGATTGATAGTCAGTTTCGCGAGCTATTTGAAGGCACGCTCACCGCAGAACAACGCCGCGAACTCACGCCGTCGTACAAAGACGATCCTGAAGCATTCGAGGAGTTCATGGCGACAGGCCGCCGCATGGGTGAAGCCTATTTGGCTTTAGGGGTTATGTCGCTACAGGACGAAGAAGGCAACGAAATCAAGTTGACGTTCTCCAACCCCGACAACCCCACCGAGTACGACCTGCCCTTTGTTGAGGATGACGCCATCACGGTGACTGAACTCAAAGAAATCTACGACGAAAACGACATCAAGCACATCGAGAACGCGATTTACAAACTGAGCATGGGGACGGCTAGGGCGGGGGCTGAGCAAGTAAAAAGCACTACGTTTCTTAAAGCAAATGCTGCGCCTCCACTACGCAGCCAAAGCCTACGGAATTAGCCCGCTAGACATCTGGAAACTCCCCCAAGGTGAGGGTGATTTACTGCTTGCTATCTGGGAGTACGGTAACCGCGACGAAATACGCCAACAACGCGAAGCAGAACAGCGCCGACAAAGCGCCAAGCTAAGACGCTCCTAGACGCACACATCGACAATGTCAAGATGTCAATTACACCTTGACACCTTCAAAACCAGAACTATGACCACCCCACTGGGCTTTTGCCTGGTGGGGCTTTTTGGCGTTGAGGGGGGCTATGGGCAACCGTGACCTAGAATTTATCATTGGCGTCATCGATGAGGCCACGCAGCCATTACGCGACATCGAGCAAAACGTGTCGGGGATGGGCGATACCGTCGGGCGCACTGCTACCGTGATGGCGGGGGCGGTAGCTACCGCAGGGGCTGCCCTTGCTGGTGTTGCCGCCAAGGCCACTGCTGAAGCCGTCCAGTTTGAACAAGGGATGGCGGAGGTGTTTACTCTCCTCCCTGACGCCACAGACGCGGCCATGTCTCAGATGACAGATGACGTGTTGTCGTTTTCTGCCGCTGCGGGTGTTGTGCCAGATGAGGTTATTACTCCCCTCTACAACGCACTTTCTGCAGGTGTCCCCCCTGACAATGTTTTTGATTTTCTCGAAACGGCCAATCAAGCGGCTATCGGGGGCGCGTCTGACCTAAACACCGCTGTCGATGGGCTCACCTCTGTTGTCAATGCCTACGGGCAAGAAGTGTTGTCTTATAGCCAAGCATCAGACGTCATTTTCGCAACGATTCGCGGGGGCAAGACGACTCTTGATGAGCTGTCTGCGGCCATGTTTAACGTGGTGCCCACGGCAGCCAGTTTGGGTATTGAGCTTGAAACCGTAGGCGCGGCACTGGCTGCCATGACTGCGCAGGGTGTGCCGACATCGGTAGCCACAACGCAACTCAGGCAGCTTTTTGTTGAGCTATCTGACGCAGGTAGTGATGCAGCAGAGCGTTTTGCAGAAATCAGCGGCACCAGCTTCCCAGACTTCATTGCTTCAGGTGGCACGGTGCAAGAGGTTTTGCAGACACTCGAGCAAGACGCCATCGACAACGGCACCGCCATGCGGGATTTGTTTGGCTCTGTCGAAGCCACCAACGCTGCATTGTTGCTAACGGGTGAACAGGGGGGCGCACTATTCACCGCCCAACTAGAAGCCCAAGCCGAGGCAGCAGGGGCTACGAGTGCAGCCTACGACACCATGCAAGACACGGTAGCAAGATCGCTCGAGACCCTACGAGCCAACGTCGATGTGGTCATGATTCAACTCGGGCAGCAATTTTTACCTGTTTTGGCGGACTTCAGTTCGTGGGCGGTGACGCAACTCCCCACAATTCAAGCGGCAATCCAAACCGCCTTTGATGTAATCGGCACGGCTATCAGTGCCGGGCGGCAAGCCTGGGTTGATTTACAAACAGGTTTTCAGTCTGGCGAAGCCGTCAACCGCGTGCAGGCTTTTGGTGTTGGTATCGCCAAAGCATTGGAAGTTACCCGCAATATCATCACCGCGTTTGCTGACACCTGGCACACCCTGAGCAATCTCCCCGCGATTAAAGCTGCTGCCGCGCTCGCTGTAGACATCGCCCCAGACGCTTGGCAACTGGTACAGGACGTGTGGGGATGGCTCACCAGTCAACCCGTGCAGACTGCCATTCAGGGCGGTGCCAAGTTCGTTGCTGACATCGCCGCAGACGCTTGGCAACTTTCCCAAGCCGCTTGGAGCTGGCTCACCAGCCAACCCGTTCAAACCAACATTCAAGGTGGGGCGAAATTTGTAGCTGATGTAACCAAGGATGCTTTTGCCCTTGCCCAAGGCGCATGGGGCTGGCTCACGTCGCAACCGGTTCAAACCAAAATTCAGGGCGGTGCGGCATTCGTTGCCAACATCGCCCAAGAGGCTTGGGGTATTGCGCAGGACGTGTGGGGTTGGCTCACATCTCAACCCGTTCAAACAGCCATACAAGGTGCTGCTAAATTCGCTGCCGACGTCGCTGCTGAAGTGTGGGAAGTCGCCCAAGAGGTGTGGGAATGGCTCACCTCGCAACCTGTGCAAACAGCCATTCAGGGCGCGGTGTCATTTGCAGCAGACATTGCCACGGACGCGTTTGAGGTTGCCCAAGAGGCATGGGAGTGGCTGTCTGGCATAGCTGGCGAAACGATTGCCGAGGCAAGGGCAGTTTTCTCTGCTGACGTGCCTGATGTGGGTGCGTTAGTGGCTATCGGTGGCGAGATGGTGCTGTCGGTTTTACGTGGTGTCGCTAGTAAGCTGCCCGGTCTACTAGCCAGTGGTTCACAGATGGTTGCCCAGACACTCGACGGTATTTCTGCCAAGTTACCCACCATCATTCAGTCTGGCGTAAATGCCGTTGTCAGCTTCATCGAGGGATTATCTACCCCCAACGTGTCCCCTGAAGGCGTCAAGCTTGTACAGCAAATTGTTGGCGGCATACTGTCCGCTGCGGGTACGGTAGCGACTGCCGCGCTGTCTCTTGTTGCCACACTGGTGAAGGAACTTGCGGCGGGTGCGACGCGTATCAGCGTCGCTACCACCAAAATGCTTGCGGGCATGATTGCTCAGTTTTTGGGCATTCCAGATGAGGCTATTGAGGGTTTTAACAGCTTCATGGATGACCTCGAGACATGGTTCATCAACGCCCAAGGCACCATTATTAGTTTGGCTGAGACAATCGTCCAAGCCATCATCGACACGTTTTCTGGCTTGGGTACGCACCTGCTAGACGTTGGACGCGACGCCGCTGCCGACTTCATGCAGGGGCTCACTGAGTCGTTAGTGAGCGACAATCCACGCGTCCAAAACCTGTTTGACGACCTATTCAGCTTTGGTGGAGCGCGGCAGCAACGTGCTCGAGAACAAGCCATCGCGGCAGCCACCGACACCGCAACTGCCTACACAAACGCGTTGGGAGATAGTTTCTCTGGCAATGAAGCCACTGTAACCGAGGCGTTTGCCACTTTGTTATCGGGCGAAACGGTCAACACGGGGCAAGCTGAGTTGCTTGGTTCGCTCATCACTACAGAGTTCGTGGCTGGCCTAACCAGCGAGATGCAAGCCCAACTGGCCACCGTCGTCCAAGCCAGTGCCGAGGTGGGTGCAGCGGTTGAACAAGGGGCAAAAGACGCCCTACAAATACGCTCGCCATCGCGGGTGTTTCAGGCTATTGGGGCGAATGTCGTTGATACTTTCGCAGATACGGTGCGAGACAAAGCCGCCGAGGCTGGTTCTGCCGCTCGTGAGGCTGCTGAAGCTGCCATTGCTGGTTTCAGGGACATGCTCACCACCATGCAGTTGGAACTCGATCTGCAACTGGTTGAACCTGAACAACTCAAAGCTGACCTTGAAACTGTCGCGGGGCGTTTGCGGGAACAAATCACTGCTATGCAGGCAGCAGGTGAGAGCGGTTCGCAAGCCTACATCGAAGTGGGGCGGCAACTGCAGGCTGTTGAAAGTCAGCTTGATAGTGTCACCCGCGTCATTCAAACAAATGCGGCTGCTGAACAGGCCGCGTTAGAACGCTCACGCGAACAGCGCCAACGGTGGGCGGACTGGGCGCAGCGGTTGCAGACTGAGGTTGCTCAAAACGAGCAGTTAGCCTACGAAAGTGCCGTGCGCATGGGGCAAGTGAGCCTTGATGAGCAGTTGGCTCACATTCAAACCCGCCTTGACGAAGAGCGCATGAGTGCTGCTGAACGTATCCGCTTAGAAGAAGACGCGTTCAATCTACAAAAACAAATCAGCGAACGCACCTTAGAGCAACAGCGTCAGGTACAACAAAGCCGCATGGATGCGTGGCGGGAACGCTTGCAGGCTGAAGCCCAAGCCAATGAAGAAGCCCGGCAATATGCTGAGGATTTGTACGAGTTTCAGCTCGAGCAAGGTCAAATTTCGCTCTCACAACACCTCGACAACCTACGCGAACGCCTAGCAGCCACCGAAACGGGCACGTCAGAAGAAATTGCCCTCATGCGGCAGATTGCCGACACCGAGGCTGAAATACGCGATGGACAACTAGCCGCCCAACAAGACTTGCTAGCCCAACAGCAGGCCATGCACGCGGAGCGTTTGAGTGCGTGGCAAGAGCGTTTGCAGGCTGAGGTACAAGCTCGAGAAGACGCCGCCGCCCAAGCCCAAGCTATCGCCGAGGCGCAATACGAATTTGACAGACACACGGGTGAAATCACCCTGCAGCAGCACCTCGATAATTTGGCGCAGCGCCTGCAAAACGAAGAACTCACAGGCCAGCAAATCATCGAGATTCAACGCCAGATTTACGACGGTGAGCAGCAGTTAGCCCAAGAGTCACTAGCAAGGCAGCAGGCTATGCACGCTGAACGCATGAGTGCGTGGCAGGAGCGGTTACAGGCTGAGGTAGCAGCCCGAGAAGAAGCCGCAGAACGTGCTGCTGAAATTGCTGAGAATCAGTACGCGTGGGAGCTCGAGCAAGGTGATATCACCCTGCAACAGCACCTTGATAATCTCAACGAGCAGCTCGCAGGCACCGAGCAATACAGCGACGCGTGGATGAGCATTATGGGCGAGATAGCGTCCACGCAAGAAAAAATGGCAGCCGACGAACAAGCCCGCATTGAGGCTACTCGAGACGCCAACATGGACATGCTCGGCACTATCGCCGATGGTGTGGGCAGCCTTGGTCCCGTGTTTGAAGACATGGGCGGGTTTGCGTCCAGTGCGTTTGATGTCGTCCAAGAGGGCGTTGGCGGGATGCTCACCGCCCTCAAATCTAGTGAAGACGGCACCCTGTCACTGGCTGACGGGCTAGGGGCAATGGCGGGTGCGGCACAGTCCAGTAGCGACATTGCCATTTCTGCGATTGGTGGACTAGCGCAGGCGGCCATGTCGTTTGCGACGGGTGACATCGTAGGCGGCGTGACGGCAGTGGTAACAACTGCCATCTCGACTATTGGTGGGCTTTTCTCACGTGCTAGACGCCGTGCTGAGGAGTACCGCAAGGCTGTCGAAGCGTCTATGAAGGCGCTAAACGATGCCATGTATACCCAGTGGGAAAACGCTCGCAACAATCAAGAGCGGGTACTCGAGTTGCAGTACAGCAGCGGGCTTATCTCGGCTCAGGAGTATCAACAACAACGGCTCGAGATTACCGAGCGTGGCTTACAACAGGAGTACACACAGCAACAACAAGCCTTACAGCAACAGTTTGAGGCAAACGTAGAGGCTGCCGCCGACGAGGGTTTTGTGCAGTCGTTGCGTTTACAGTATCGCCGCGACTCGTTTAACCTGCGCCAACAGCTATTACTCGATGAAATTGACGCAGAGCGGGAGCATATCGAGCAGTTAGCGGGGATGGAATCAGCCGCAGGTGAGGCTAGAATCGCCACTTATGAGCAAACGGCGGCAAGATTGTTGCAACTCAATCAAGAGGCGTTTGAGGCTCGTAGCAGTGGGCAGTTTGAGTTAGCTGAGCAGTTAGAAGCTGAGCGGGATCAGGTCAGGACTGAACTTGATGCACTCGCCGCCGACTTATCCAACGGCCTCGGCAACGTCGAGCAAACCATCCGCGTCAGTCAAGAGCAGATAGACGCCGCCACCCGCCAGCTGTCGGGGGATTTTAGCAGCGCCCTATCATCGCTAGCGGCAGGCGAGGATTTTGCCACCGTCGCCACTACACTGCGGGAAAACTTCCAGCAGTACATCATAGACACCATCATTAACATGGCAGTCGAGGCGGCTCTCGCTAACAGTGTGGTGGCAGAAAATATGGCGCAGTTATCTGTGCTTATCGACGGGGCTATCCAAAGCGGCGACTGGTCAGCCGTTACCGCTGGTGTAACCGACATTGGCACTCAGATGCACACCGTGCTCGCTGACCTTGCGGGAACGGTCGGCGCGGGTCTTGAAGCCGTCTTCAATCAGTCAACAGACGCCGCTACCGAGGGCAGTCAGCAGACGCAGCAAGCTCTCGACGAATCTGGGCAAACCATGTCAAATGCCGCCACGGACGCCTTTACCAGCGCCAGCGATGCCATCAATGAAGGTGCGGCTAATGCTAACGCCCAACTCGACAGCAGCACCAGCGACTTAGAGACAGCCATCGACGCCAGTGCCGCCCTTATCGAGTCGCAAATGGGGTTGGCTGAGGGCACGATGAGCACCAGCGCCGACGCTACCTACCAGGCGCTAATGGCAGAAATTGACGCAGGGACGCTCACCACCGCTGACGCTCTCAACATGTCGAGCGCAGAACTGCAAGCCCGCATTGTTGAACAAGAAGAGCGTATCGCCTCCGAGTTTGCTGCTAGCGAGGCTGAAATGTCAGCAGCAGCCCAAGGTGCGTTTACTACTACAGAGGGTAGCGTTGTGGACGGGGCTGCTAGCGTCAGTGCTGCTCTCGATGTCAGCCAAAACGACATCGCCGCCAGCATTGAACAGGGTCTGTCACTCACAAACGAGGCGTGGCGTGCCAACGGTGAACAACTCGACGCCACCATCAACAGCACCCTCACCCAAGCTCAAACCTCCTTGCAATCTCAGGGGCAATCCTTACTCAATGAGGCAAACGCCCTGAGCGGTAGCTTGCAAGCTGCCGCGTCCACCCTAGGCTCAGCCGTCGCGGGATTAGGGACAGCTATAAGTAATGCAAACGCAACCCAAGCCGCCGCAGAAGAGGCAGCCGCAGCCGCCCAAGCCGCTGTAGATGCAGTGGAAGAAACCTTGGACATTAACAGCCCCAGTCGGGTATTTCAGGACATTGGCGAGTTCACAATGTCAGGCTTTGGTGGCGGCATTGTCGCCAACGCCGATATCCCCGTCAACGCCATGCAATCGGTAACGAGCGCCCTCAGCGACGCGGCAAACATCAACCTATCGCGTGACTTGGATATGGGTATTCGGGCAAGGGCAAGCATCTCAGCAACCATGCCAAGCAGCCAAGTGAATTTAATCGAAGCAGAACAAGCCAGCCGTGAGAACTGGCTACAACGTCAAGCCGCTATCGCCGATCGCATGGAAGCCGCCGCCGCAAAATTCGACACCGCCAGCAACGAACTCAGCGCAGGCACGGTACGAGCGGCAGTATCCAACGAGAAAGCCGCTAAGGAGTTCGCAGGTGCAGCACGACAATTCGACTGGAGTCGTATCAAGAAATGATTAGCTTCGTATCAGCCAATCAAAAAAGCGTATCAGGCATGTCGTTCGCCCTTGGGAGTGTCACCCTAGACACCCCCACAGGTGCCGCAGCGGGGGATGTTTTGGTGGCTGTTGGGCAGATTCCCCAAGCCGAGTTTGAAGCCAGTGGCGGTAGCGGGCGCTTTTATCAACTCACCGCCGCAGACTGGCAAGTGTTGGAAGTTTTGGAGTATCGCAGTGGCGACAGCAAGCGTTATGTCGTGGTGTGCTATCGCGTTTTGGACGCTGTTCCGACGTCGCTCACGTTTAACGTCTCCCGCGAGATTATCAATGTGCCCGACCCTGGCGACGCCCTGACAATAGACGTGTCGGTAGCGTGCTATCGGGGCGTTGAAACCAGCAACCCGATCCAAGCTCACGACACGTCTACTAACGAGGATGACAGTATTCAACTGGTCGTTACCAGAGCACCTGCCGTGTTGGTACATACCACTGTAGGCACGGGCGTCTCTGACGGCTTAACGCTACGTTCGTCCGTTGGTGATGTGCGGTTGGCTGAAACCACTGAAAACCTGCAAGGGCGCACCCTCGACTACAGCGTGACATCGACAGGTGATGACGTTGGGCGGGTTCTTTTGGCGTTGTTACCCTTTGTTGCCGCCCCCGACACTGACCCGCCCCCTACGATAGGTACGGGTGTGGGGCGTTTGGTGACGGGTATTCGCTCGCCACTTCACGTGACAGCGCAGCGGGTGCAATCAGGCGCACTAGTTGGCACTGTCGCCCCTAAGTTACTCGCGGCAGACATGGCGTTTGATGCTTTGGGCTGTTGCGTTGGGGGGATGGTGACGTTTGCCCAAAATCCGTTCTGGGAGCCATACACGCGTCTCATAAAAATCAGCTACACAACCAAAACACCCGCCCCTGCACTGTATTTCGCGGGGGTAGCAACCACCACCACAGAAACCGATGAGCTTTTTGATGTTGAGTTGCTGCCGCTATCGGATTTGTGGCTAGACGACGCGGTGGGTGCGGACGATTACCCCCAACACATCACCATCACCGAGCACCTCAACCTCAACAGTGGCCTCGTTGTTGACAGGCTCGCAGGTACGGTTGACGCGTGGCAGACGTGGCGCACGTTCTTAAAGCGCCGCTTTGAGGGCATTGGCGAAGCCACCTTTGGTGTTGGTGCGGATGGCCGCTACATCCAAGGCCGCCCCCAAGACGCCGTTACCCTCACTATTGATGCTGGCAACTACCAACGCGAGTCTCACGGCATGAGCCTGACACCTTATATAAGTGCGTGGTATGGCGAGCCTGCTGATTTCGCTGACCCTGTTGTCGAAACCGAAACCCGCGCCGACTTACCCGCGCTCGCACCCCGCCGCGTGGCTAATGCTGACGAAGATAGCGGCGGCTTTGTTGCGCCTATTGAGTACGGCTTGCCCTTCTATGAGCCAAGTTCGTACACATTGAGCATTCCCGACGCCATTGTCATCCCGCCCATTAAAGTTGTCAACTTGCCCAATGGGCAAACGCAGTACGCCAGCGGATGTCGCATCAAGGTTGAGGTGGATAGTGGCGGGGGTGCGTCGCTCGTTAGCACGCTCAGGACGCGAACAATCCCGCATCCAACTGATAGACGCCGCGACAGGTTGGGGAGGTTCGTGTGAGTCGGGAGGTGTTTGTGCTGATTGACGGCTACGGACAAGAAACCGACTTGGGGCTGCTGTATCCGGTGAGCCTTGTGCCCGGGGGAGAATCGTCAATTCAGGCGTACCGCCCCTATGGTGAGCGTGATTGGACGTATGCGGGTGACGGACTCCCCAACCCTGAGCCGTGGATATGGCAAGGCGTTGTGCAGGCGGATGATTTTGCCGCATTGCGGGCAGCCTTGGGCAGGTTGGAGTCGTCAGTACAAAAGGCTATTCGGGTGCGCCGTGAGTCTGACGGCGGCGAAATCGCCCTCAGGGGTGGCTCACGCCCACTGCCAACGCTAAGACGTAACAACATGGCAGACGTCACCCTGTCGCTATATCCCCTCACAGACGCGTGGACGGTGCCCAATACCCGCGACTGGGGTGAGGGTGACTGGGGTGAAGGTGACTGGCCAGACGGATCAGGATTTGAAAGGAGCTTTTAATGCCTAGAAATATCGTTGAAGAAGACCAGTGGAATGAACCGGTTTCACTTCCTGAGCCGGGGGTTGATAGGGATCAATGGGGGGTAATTTCGGAGGATGCGACTACCGACAACACAAATCGCACCCGTTGGTTAAGGAATCGCCTAGAGCAAGTCTGGGGCGATTCAGGCAGCATCGGCAATATCGGCGACGTGGATGCGAACGCCGTCAGCAACGGGTTTGTCTTGCGTTGGGACGACAGTGCTGATGAGGGCAACGGCCAATGGGTGGCGACAGCACTCCCAGAATCTGGCATGGTCGTTTTAGAAAACGGTAGCGAATATCAGCCACAACTCCTGAGCGACGCGGTTGCCAACGGCAGCGATATTGCTGGGTTCGCCTCTGTCAGTAATGCGGCTATCGCCCTTGATAGTGCGCAGTTTGTGACGGGTTCGCAGTCACTACGGCTGCGCTCGGCGGCAGCAGGGGACATGTCTGCCCGTATGGCAAACACTCTCAATGCGGCAGCAGGGGGGGTATATCGGGCGCAGGCGCAGTTTCGGGCGCTGTCGGCGGGTAGGTTGTGCCGCGTTGGTTTAGTGTGGTTGACAGCGGCAGATGCAGTCGTTAGCACGGCGTGGAGTGACGTCGTTAGTAGTAGCAATAGCGGGTGGTTGACGGCTGAAATTGAAGCAACCGCCCCCGCGTTGACGGCAAAGGTATACCTTATATATGAGGTGCAAGGTGCGTTAGCCTCGAACGAGGATCACTATGTTGATGCCAGCGTGTTGCAGCGTAAATTAGTGCCTCGCAGTCAGTTGAATTTCAGTGCGGGGGTAGTGAGCGATAATCCTGCTGCGGATGCAGTTGACGTGGACGTGTCTGCGATTACTGCCCAAGCAGAGAGCATTCTCTCGCAAGTGGAAGCGGCGCAAGCCGATTTACAAAGTCAAGCGCTTATTTATGCGCTGGCTTTAGGAGGTTAATGTGGCGACGTTTAAGAACGCAGAGCTTGACCTGACGACAACGGCAGCGGATGTGTACACGTGTCCGGCGGCAACGGTTGCCATCATCATGGCGATGCAAGTCACCAACGTGGATACGACGACAGACGCAGTTGTCACAGTGCAGTGGCTGGATAGCAGCAACACGGACAAAGTGACGCGGCTAGCGAGTAGTTATCTGCTCGAGGCAAAACTTGCGTTTTCGCCTGTGGTGCAAGGGAAGTTGGTGCTCGAGGCAGGCGACAAGATTCAGGCGCTTGC